ATGCGGATATTTGTCTCGTAAATATCATTTGCAATAGACAAATGGCTCACCTCCATCAAAGATAAAATTAAAGTGCAATAAATGAAAAAAAAATAGAAAAGCACATTCAAAAAAACCGATCGGCGCTATTTTCCGCAAATGCGGCGCGCCGATCGGCGTGGCCGGTTAAATTACATACGGCCAAGGTGAGCCGGAATAGAATACATCGGCATCGGCCGAGTGTGCCGGACATCAAAAGCAAAATCACCGAAAACCTGATTTGAAACAGAGGAAGAAACGGTAAGAACGCGATCAACATTTGCAAAATCTTCTCTAATCCAAGAATCAGAAAGAACAGGAGAAGAAGAATAATTGTCCGCAAGCGTCCAAGTGAAAAGGGAATTGTTCACATTCGGGCGAAGCTCGCCAGAGACGCGCGACGGCTTATAGCGGTAATCCGCCCATGCTTCCTGATACGCAAACACATCACCAACCGGATTATCGTCCGAATAAAAAATCTCGTCACGAAACACGGGCTGCTCTCCGATCGAGCTGAAAACGGGGAGAAAGAAATCAAAAACAGAATCACGCATCCAGAAACGCTCAAGACCCTGCGCATAGGTGTGGCGATAGCGAACAACACCAAGACAGAAAAGATATCCGTGCTCAGTGAAGGATTTCCGAACATCGAAATGAACATCGGCAGTTACAGAATTTGCACCCAGGTCACCAAGGAAGTCTTTGTCCGTCTGGGCAGTGTTTGCCACAGCCGAAACATTCAAACGAATACGATTGCCGCCGAGATATTCAGGAATTTGCAAACGCGCATCAGGAGAAATAACGCCGAAATGATTTCGTAAGATTTCAGTGTACCGAGAGCCGCCACGTGCATTACGTTCTAGATATTCCTGAGCGGCGAAAGCATAACGAAGATCATTGACAGTGAAGTTGGTTGCTGTAGAACCGGGAACATCAACTTTCAAATTGGAAGGAAAAGCATAAACTTTACCATCCGTAAGTTCACCAGAGGAAGATCCATAACGCCAAGAATAATCGCCGGATTGACCGTCGATCTGAACGTAACCAGGCTGATGCAAAGAACCAAAATTAGTCCAAGAACCATCTGTATTATAGACCTTAGAAAAGAAACGCAAAGGAGAAGATGCGGAATTAAAAGCCTGATCGTCACCCGTAGTAACCGGAAAAGTGCCGCCGGAAAAAGTAGGAATAGGGATATTGACGGCCTGGCCTTTCTGAGGAGAAGGAAGAGCGGAAGTGAAATAATCATGCAGCTTCGCAGCCTTGAAAGGCTTACCGCCAAGAGGAACGTCAACGAGATAGTTTGAACCGTTAGAGCCGGTGAGGGAAGAATCTCCGACATAGACGTTAAGAGGATCGGTCAAATTCTCGTCACGGAAAAAAGTGTTGCAGATCAAAGAATAGCCACGGAACGGAAGAGCAGACGGGGCCTTCTTAGGATCAGAAACAGAGACACCGACCGGAATGCCGAGATAATCGGCAATCGTACCAGTCTGCCAACCGCCATCCGGCGGGATGAGCTTAGGAACAGAATACGTAGTCGTAGGCGCCCAAGCGCTTCCAGTGTTCTCACCCTGGAACTGCTGCCAGTGTTCCCAGGTGAGACGGTTAGGCACAAAAAACCAGTAGGTATCCATGAAAAGATCATCAAAAATCGGGGAATGGAGAGTCTGTAGACGAACAAGTTTGCTCATGGTGATTTCCACGGAATCGCCAGGCAAAATTTCGTCGACATAAAGGGGAACAACGTCACCAACGTTAAAAGACGTAGTATGACGGCTGGGACGCCTAAAAATCGAACGCTGAATGTGAGCGGACGGAAGAATAGAAAAATGCGAAGAATCATTCCGAGACATTAAACATTAACCTCCTTATGGGAATCAAGAAGCTCTTTAAGAAGATCGAAGAGAGACGGAAGAATTGCGAGAAGAAACTTTCTAAGAAAATCCATAATCAAGAATCACCTCCTTGCGGGGAAGAGCCGGCAGCGGCAGAGCCGGCAGCGGCAGAGCCGGCAGCGGCAGAGCCGTCAGCGGCAGAGCCGGCAGCGGCAGAGCCAAAAACAGGCGCACCGGCAGCAACCCAATCCTTGAGAGAATTGAACTTCGAACGCAGCTCATGAGGAAGAAGGTCAAAAGCACGCGAAGCAGCAATACCGACGTCAAGGAACTCTCGAAGATTGCCGGGAATTTCGGAGCCATCGCCGAAAACAACAGGAGCACGACAAAGCGCGGAAAAATCACCGTTTTCAATCTTGTTAAGAATCAACGAAAGATCGCACTCATCAGCGTGCGAATTAATCTCATCCCTAATGTTAACCTTCGCAAGCGGAAGAAGCTCAAAAGAGCCATTAGGGAGAAGATGAGGAGAAAAAACAGTATGCTCAGGATCACCGCAAGCGGTGAAAGGAGCAGACGGCATGAGAGCCGCAAAAGAATTTCTCATTAGCAAACAACCTCTGGCGGAATAACCGCCGTGACGGTGCCAGAATCCATGTCCATATCAGCAACATGATAAAGGGAAAGATCAGAAACAGAAAGGGAAGGGTCAGAATTAGTTTTAAGGAAAAACTGCCAATCGCGCACGGCCTGCTCGACAGAAGGACAAGTCATAGGCTCAGCAAAACCAGTGCGAGCATCACGAACAGCAAAAACAGGACGAATGAACATCAAAAAACAACCTCCGTTTCAATTTCATCATCAAGAACAAAAACAACCTCATCATCGGGGAAAGAACGACGAAGAGCACGCCCGAGCTGGTTACGCTCGGGCACATTGGAAAAAGCAGCAGAGAAGGAGAGGAAATCACCAACACGAACAAAACAAGTCATCAAAGAACCTCACAAAAAACGAAAAAATGAGAAGTGTTCATAAAATCACCACACCGATCAGAAGCAGAACTGTCTTTGCGACGAACAAGAACAACCATTTTCAAAATCCTTTCTCAAAGGCGAATACCGCCTCGATAGTTAACAACTCCAAGGTTAACGTCCTTAGTGCGAGAAGCAGTGCGAGAAAAGAAACGACGATCAGAACGGCGACGAACACTAAAGCGATTGATAAAAACACCTCCTTAAATTTTATTCTTCTTCAAACGAGAAAGAGCACTAATTTGTGAAGATTCTTTCACCTCCAGATAATCAGTTAAACCAAGATCAGTATGTTGCAATTCAAGAAGCTGCCTATCATCGGAAAAACGCTTCCTTGTCTTGACAATACCATTATACCACTCTTCACCAAATATGTCAATACCTTTCTTCAAAAGGAATTTTGGAGTAGTGCACTTTCCTCTATGCTCATCACCGAGGAAATGAAAATAATCATCACGCGCGCCCGGATGATCTTCCCAAAAATAGCCAGCAATACCAGGACGGCGCGACATGGTGGCAAATTCGGGCTCAATATTATGTTCAGCATAAAAAATAGAATTTTTACCAGTCTGTTTTTTCAAGCAATAACGGGCAACATAAGCACAAGTACGCCACGAAACATTAGCAAGGGAACACTGACCTTTTTTCCAAAGTCTCTCTGACAAAAGAGCAGAAACATAAACAGGATCACCAAGCTCATTTTTGAAAAGCAAACGAGCGTCAGAAAAGTCAGAAAGCGAAAGACCAAAGACAATCATGTGATAATGCGGACGCGCTGTTTTATCGCCATACTCTCCAGCACAATAAAAACGTATATACTTATCTTGAAAATAGAAGCGTAAACGCTTCAAAAAAAGCTGTGTATCACGCTTATCAAGAGAATAAATTGGGATGTCATTTTCCGTAATCATGCCAAGAGGAACGTTTTCCGGAGAATACGTAAGAGTAAGAAAAACAGCAGTTTTAGAGTGGTCAAGCTCCATCATCATACGATCAGCCCACTGACGGGAACGATCAAGACGGCAGCCGATGCACTGACCGCACGGAATAGAAACCTCTGTAGGGTCTAATCTCTCACCAGTAGAACGACCGGGGAGAATCTTAATCTTCTTTTCAATAGGATCATAAACGCCAACCATCGGCTTATAACAAGGCAAAGTTTTTTCCTCCTTTACTGTCAGTCAGCACAGTTACATCAAGTAGAGCCTGTGCTGACTGCATCCATTGGCTATGCAAAACGCTATCGCGTTTAACACAGCCAATGGGAAAAAACGCTATGCAAAACGCTATCGCGTTTAACACAGCGTTTTTTTACTACTAGAAACACGTTCTTTCTTTCTGTCTACTTTTTAAGGACAGAATCAAGAGCTTGCAAACCAGCTTTTGCACCGTAATAAACAGAAGCAGAAAGTTGGAAATTCTTGGTTGCTGCCATCGTAGCAGCCGAGGCAAGAGCGGCAGCAGCCGACTGAATGTTACCATTATGCAGCAAAGACCGGAAAGAAAAATCGTTGCTCCGAACAGATGAAGCAGAAGAACCATAACCACCAGAAGAGCCATAGGAACCAGAAAGACCGGCAGAAGCAGTTGAAGCACCGCCAACGTTGCCGAGCGCAAGCACAGGATTTAAACCGGCAGCCTTAAGATCGGCAACACGACGCTGCATCGCCGTATTGTCTAACGCTTCCTGGTAAGCGGTTGCAGTGCCAAGGCCGTAGTGCTTCGCAAGATCGGCGTTAAGATAATCGACTGCCGGGGAAGAAACATTCCCGGCAGAGCCGCCGCCGTTGAACGGCTGCAAATTCGGCGTTTTCTGCGAATCGGCAGAACTACCGAAAATGAGCTCAAGAACACCGGGCGACTTCTGAGCATTCATCTGAGAAGCGCCACCAGGTGAAAAAGGCGCTGTAACGGCAGAGCCAATGGAAGAACCAACGGCAGAAGCAGAAGAAGGAACGAACATAGGA